CGGACCGCCTTCGATGAATTCGAACTGGAATTCGAAATAGCGGCCCTTCTCCCAACGCTCGATGGACCTGAAGTCCATCAGGCTGACGGTGCGCCGGCCGAGCGTCGGGTGCACGAGCGATCCATCACCCGACGTTTCGCACGCCGCGATCAGAACGTCGCGCTGTGCGATGACGTCATCGCCGACCACAAACCCGTAGATCCGGATGCGGCGGCCACGACGGCCGAGATCTTCAACCCAGACCGTGTCGCGCTGCGGGTATTCGTGCAGTTCGTTGCGGCGGCCAAACGCGCTCTCGCTGCCCAGGGAAACGAACGGCACACCGCGGAAGGATGCCGGGCGAAGCTGCTCGAAATACGACGCTGCCGAGCCACCGAGTCGCGCGGCAAGCGAACTGGCCAGATTCGTGATGCCGGACGCCGTGCCGAGCACCGCTCCGGCGCCGCCGGCGATATTCATGTCAGGCTCCCATCTGCTTTTTCATTCGCCTGGCTCGCTCGAGCCGACGCAATGACTCGGTAAAAGTCATGCCTTCAACGACGTCCGGCCCCCAGCGCATGAAGTGGGTCAACTCGTCGAGGCGGTCGTCCCACCCTTCAGGCATGTCGGTGCACTGGGCGATCAGTCGTCCGAGCCCGGTGATCGCCGAACCTGAAAACCGCTGAAATAGCCCACGGCCGCCATGAAGTCACGAGCGCAGAGCGTGCGCACGGCGTTTTTCGGATAGCCACCCACCAGACTGATGCGCGCGATCGCTGCGGCGAAGGGACCACCAGCGGCGGCCGCCTTCCTGTTCTGCTGATTCGTCGGCTCACAGAGGCTGAGAGAGGCAAGATTCAGCGGGCTGTCTTCTTTCGTGATGCAAACTGGCTTTACCAACTGGATCACGATTTCCTCGGCGCTTGCCGCCGGGAAATTGGCTGCCTCATGCCCGAACGAAGCAATGAAGTCTTCCGCTTCGTTGATCTGGCTGCCGTACATCTGGTCGATCACGTCGACCGGCTCACCGCTGAGCAGTGCGATCAGCGCGATCGACGTGCCGAACTGGCCAGCCGCCTTCTCAGCGGCTTCGTACTCGCCCGCCGTCGCTTCGCGCACGGTGATCTCGGTCACCGTCTTCGCCGAATCGCCCTTGCCGTACGTCAGCGGCTTGCGCAGGACGATGGTCTTGGTTTCCTGCATCGATCAATTCTCCGTGATCGCGCCTTGGAAGCCTTCCCAATGCGCGGTGAACTTCGCTTCGGTCGTGTCGACTTCCTGCGCCTCGACGGTCCACATGTTGCGGCCGATCACCGTCTTTCCGTTGGCGAGTTCCAGCACGATGGTCTGGCTGCGCATCGCGTTGAACGCGGCGAGACTCAGACCGCCAGAATCACGGATCGATGCCGAGATCGACGGAGGCTTCGGTTTTTCGCTGAAGCCATGCACGGTGTCCTGACCGCTCAGCGATTCCCGCGTCACAGTGCCGACGTCATACTTCAACTCACCTTCGAGTTGATAGTTCACCCCGTCTACCGTCAGGTATGCGGTGCCGGCGATGAACGGCGTGTTGTTAGCCATCGTTGGCTCTCCACAAATGAAAACGCCGCCCTTTCAGGCGGCGCACTGCGTTGACGGGAACGACTACGACTGGGTGGTCGAGAGGCGGAACTGCGCCAGAAGCGCGAAGATGCGCAACTGATTGATCAGCGTGCCCGGCCAGAGGACGTCGACGCGGTTGGGGTTCGAACTGTTCTGCTCGACCACAATGGCCTGGGCGAAGATGTCGCTTCCCTGCACGTAGCCTTCGTACTCCATCGCCTGGTACTCGGCGATCTGATCGGCCTTGATGATGTTCGGCGTCACGATCCCCGAGCCGGGCGCGAAGCGCGTGCCATTCGCAGCAAGTTTCACGCGCGCGTACTTCGTCGTGACCATCGTCCGCAGCCGACGCAACACGTATGTGAGCAGGAACATGGTCTCGATTTCGAGGTAGCTGTTGTCAGGCTGCCCGAACGCGTTGAGCTGGTAAGTCGTGATCAGGTTTTCGATCGCCACCGACCCGTCGCTCGCCACCGTGAACGTCGAGATGCCGTCGTAGAGCAGCGTGTTGCGCTGGCTCAAGTTGAAACGCGACTGCAGCGGCGGTGCCAGCACGCCGGCGAGCGCCACCGTCTGCATCGGAATGCCCGGGTCAGCGCGCACGCTCACCGCCGTCACCGCGGCCAGCGCCGCGGCCCACTGCCATGCCGGCGTCGGCGAGTCGTTGAAGCCCATCACCGATTCGTGCTGGTTATTCCGCGCCGTGCCGAACGTCGTCAGGCCGCCCCAGGTGCTGCGATACGCGCAGAACACGTGGCCGAATACCTGTTGCTGCCAGCTCCAGCGCCCGGTCTGGTCGTTCAGGAACGCCTTGAGCGCATCGAGCGAGGTCGCATCGGTGAATGCGCACGCGATGAAGTCGAACGGCATGTCGAGCAGATTGCCGAGCGCCGTCGTCAACGTCGGGTTCGTGGCGCCGCCCGTCATCGCCGTGATCGTCGCAGCAAGCCCGGTCGGCAACACCTCGCCGGCCTGCGCACCCTGATAGTTGAACCGAATGTCGATGTCGTTGCCGACGAGACCCTTGTTGTCAGCCGTGAGCGTAACCGTGCTCGTCGCCACCGACGCCGTGACCGGCATTGCGGGAATCAGGTTGATCGCCGCAGCAACAGCGGTCGCCACCTGCGCAGTCGTCATGCCTGCGGTCACCGCAACCGTCACGAGTTGACCGGCGATGTACAGCGAGATCGTCCCGTTCGCGGTCGGCGCCGACGTGAAGGCGACCGAGCCAGTCGCTGCCGTTGCGCCAGCCGCGTCCTGTACCGGCAAGTACCAGAGTTCGCCGAACTGGTCGTTCTGGCGATACGCGGCGGTCATCAGCGCGAGGACTGAGTTCGCGCCGGCCTGCTGGTTGGCATCGCCCGTGCCTGCCGAGATCAGCGGGACATTCGGCGTCGCGATGCCGGTCGATGTCATCGGGCCGATCAGCAGCGCGCGCTGGTTCGCGACCGACGTATTCGCATGGGAATTGTCGATCTCAGCGAAGAACAGCGGCGTGCGGATGTTCTGCGGGATCTGCTTGAATGGAATGGTCATTGCGAGTTGCTCCCAGACTTCGCGGCGGTGTTGTCAGCGCGCACGACATCGCCATCGTTCAGCACACGCGTCCAGAAAATGTCGTCTTCCGGCACTTCGATGCCTTCCGGCGGCAGCAATTGCTTCGTGACCGGATGCCGCACTTTCAGGCCCGGCGCAGGTTTGACGATCATTCGTCACTCCTATTGAGAAAAATTGACTTTGACGAAGCCTTCGGCTCGTCCGTCGGGGCCAGCCGTCCGCGGAGCGGGCGTCACAGCATCCGGGAACGGAGGATCGGGGTACGTGCCATTCAGGTCGGCGACGTTCGTGAGATCCGCCGTCAGATCGACCTCGAGCAACTGGGTGTTGATGTCCGGATAGAACATCTCCGGGTACCGCACGCCGAGCAAGATCGAGAGGCCTGCAACGTGCGTTTCACCTTCCGAGTTCACCTCGGTCTCCGTGTCGCAAAACGGAAAATCTTGCGCCAGCGCACGAAGTTGAATGCTCTTGAAGATTGCTTCCTCGATCTGCGCACCGAGCGTCTCAGCGCCAAGCAAAGCGGCTGGACCCGATGCGGCCGACAATTCCGCCTTGATCTCGAATCCGGTGGTCGTCGTAAATGACGTCGAGCCGCTGTTGCCGTTCGACTCCTTCCGATCCTTTCCCTGCCTGAGCTTGATGGCCGGGAGCTTCGCCGCAGTAACGTTCCAGTCGCCAGGCGAATAGACCGTCACTCCAGGTATGGTTTTCAGGATCGCCAGAAGCGCAGCGCGAAACTGCGCACGCCCTGTCTGATCAGTCATCGGTCTGCCCCGGTACGTTGAGCATCAGCCGGCCACCACCATGACCGTCGAGATGGACCTCGCGCACTTCCCATTGCTCGCCAGTCTTCACGATCACCAACTGATCGCCCTGCAACGGCTCCTCGCGCCCATCGAACTGGGACATCTGGATACCCACCGTCGGCTGATTGGTCACGACAACGGATCCCGTTGCGGGATCCAGTCCGAAGAACGCCTTGTCGTAGATGCCTTGAATCTGGAACGACGCGCCGTCGGCCGGCAGGTACGTGATCAAGGTGCCGAACGTTTTCACGAGCGGCCCAAGAATTTTGCCGTCGACGGCGTCGTCCCAATCCATGCTTACTCCGAGTGCGTCACGGACACCTGGCCGCCACTTACCTGCGCGCCTTCCAGAGCGACTTCTTCGACCTTCTCGGGCACGAGGAACCCGAGCTCGCGCAGGCGTTTCACTTCCGACTCCGGAAGCTTCACGGTCTCGCCGGCGCGCTTGAGAACCGGCGCTTCGTCCGGCTTCAGTTGGTCGTGGATGGTGCGCCCGCGGGCGACGACTGCTTCGATGAGTTTTTAG